AGTTTTCCACAGAAAATCAAACTACTGCGAGCAGAAAAAGGTCAGATTACCATGGCTGAGCGCAGTACTGTAGATGAGGTTATCAGTTTTTGGGAGCCAGGTTTGTTGAACCTAGCCGACAATCAACGCAATCACGAATATGCGGGTCGGTTCTGTATTGAAAACGGATTTAAACTAAACCTACAGCAACATCTTTATGCAAGTTTAGCATAAGATAAAAGGAACTTAAACAGTAAAGTGAAAAAATAAATGATTGGGTTTAATGGGTGTAGCCAAGTTGCAATGTCTAATTTAGATTATCTAGACAATTGGCAGTCAAAATCGTGGCCTGCTCTGGTTGCAAATCAATTAAACAGCGACTATATTAATGTAGCCCAAACTTTAGCCAGCAATCAAAGAATTTTAAGAACCAGTATAGATTTAGTCGTAAACTGTAAGGTATCTAGTCTTATTGTAGGGTGGACCTCATTTGACCGTTACGAAATGCCATTATACAATGGCGATATCGCTCGCCTTGGACCTGAAAGAACTCATCTAGAATATGGAATAAACAATAATAATGGGCCAAACTTACATAAATTTTATTATTCAAATTGTCACAACGAATGGCTTTCTATAGTCTGGCTTCTTGAAAAAATAATTTTACTAGAGTCTTTGTGCAAAGCTCATCAAACCAAACTATATATGTTTAATGCAGTTCAAGATAACTGTTTAAAAGATCCAACTAAATTTGAGCATAAAAACTTTTGGGTCTCAAACAATATGAAATATAGTCAGTGGGACCAAGATCTTGAATATGTAAGTAATTTGCAACAAAAAATATTAACTTTTAATTGGCTTATGGATCCCAGCTATACCTTTACAGATTTATGTTTTGATCGAAATTTGCCAACAGATGCAGGAATTAATATCAAAGCCGGGCATCCAGAAATAGAAGCTCAATCTGTAATTGCAGATTTATTTGTAAACAAAATTAAGGAATATGAATGTCATTAGAAAAAGATATTACAAAATGGATTAAAGACTACGCCAAAAAAGCCAAAGTTAAAACGCTGGTCATTGGTATCTCGGGTGGCATCGACAGTTCGGTTGTCAGCACCTTGTGTGCTCGCACTGGCCTGCCAACAATTGTGGTTCAAATGCCCATTAGACAAAACAAGACCCTAGACAACCGTAGCTCAAGTCATGCTGCTTGGTTGTTAGAGAATTTCCCATCAACTGTCACACACATCAGTCTAGATTTAACCACAATATTCAATAGTTTTGAAAAGAAACTGGAACCCATGTGCAACAACAGCGACTCAATTGAGTTGGCTTTTGCTAATAGTCGAGCTCGTCTGCGCATGATGACCCTGTATCAAATTGCACAAAGCCACAACGGTATTGTGGTAGGCACCGGCAACAAAGTTGAAGACTTCGGTGTTGGGTTCTTTACCAAGTATGGCGATGGTGGTGTAGACATTAGTCCCATTGGCGACTGCTTGAAAACTGAAGTTTGGCAAATGGGTCGCGAGTTAGGTGTGCTACAAGAAATTATTGATGCTGCACCCACTGACGGGCTCTGGGCCGATGGTCGTACTGACGAAGGACAACTGGGCCTAACTTATCCAGAACTAGAGCAGGCCATGGCCAATGATCAAGATGCCAGTTGTATATACAACCCCATACCTTTAAACAAGACTGAAAAAGCACATCTTAAAAAATACCGAGAAATTCGTGCCAGGAATCTACACAAGATGGAGCCCATACCTGTGTTTAAAAAATCGAGTAAAGCATGAAATTTTTTGATCGTTTTAAAAAGAAACCCGAACCCCGGGTTCAGGACGCTCCTAAACCAAAAAAGAAGTCGGAAAAAGAGCTGGCCACCGAGCGCGGAGAGCCCTATGTAAACATTGTCAGCATGGAGATTGATCCCGACAATCTACACCAGGGCGCATTCGAACTGGACTGGAATGACAAATTTGTAGCCAACCTAGTTCGCGCTGGCTACCAGATGAAACAGGAAGACACCGATGCTGACATTGTAGATCGCTGGTTTCAAAATGTCTGCCGTCATGTGGTCATGGAGACCTGGGAACAAGAAGAAGCCATGCGTCAGTCGGGCATTTATGTTCGAACCACAGACATTGGCAACGGCCGCAAAGAAGTAAGTTAACCCGTTATGACCAGTTTATACGTTAGCGGAGACAGCCACACGGCTGCTGCCGAAGCAGTAAATTTATGTGCATTTGCCGAAGATGATCCTGCGCTGTTTCACCTGGGACGCATGCCGCACCCAGCTAACTTGGCGGTGAGTTGGGGAAAACTACTCAGCATCACACTCAAAGCCGGGTTTCATTGTGGTGCTGAAAGCGCCAGTTCAAACCAACGCATTGTAAGAACCACCAGAGACTGGTTAAAACAAAACAGAAATCAAGATGCACTGATCGTCATTCAGTGGAGCACCTGGGAACGAGAAGAATGGCTACACAACGGCATTTATTATCAGGTCAATGCCAGCGGTATCGATCATGTGCCTGAAGAACTGGCTCTGCGCTACAAAGAATTTGTAGCGGGTGTTGATTGGAAAAAATCCACCGAAATGTGGCACGAACAAATTTGGCAATTTCATCAAGAGCTCAAAGAACAAAAAATGCCGCATATTTTCTTTAATGGTAATACCAGTTTTAAGGACATCAAGGCCCAATATGACTGGGGAGTCAACTATATTGATCCTTATAGCGACCATGGGACTTATAATTCGGTATTATTGAAAAACGGTTATCAAACGGTTGCGCCAGATTCCTATCATTTTGGCAAAGAAGCCCATAGCTTTTGGGCGAATTATGTGTTACAATACATTGTTCGCAACAAAATTATCTAGGGTTTTTATGCGCTATGTTTTGATTGATTCCGCCAACATGTTTTTTCGTGCTCGCCATCAGGCACATCGTGCCAGCGACACCTGGACAAAACTAGGGTTTGCAATTCATTTAACCATAATGAGTGCAAATAAAGTGGCCAGAAAATTCAATGCCGATCATGTGGTTTTTGCCCTAGAAGGGCGCAGTTGGCGCAAAGATCACTATAAACCCTATAAAGCTAACCGCACAGAAGCACGACAAGCATTAAGTGAAACTGAAGCCGAAGAAGATCGACTGTTTTGGGAAACCTATGATAATCTGACTAAATACTTGTCTACAAAAACCAACTGTAGTGTTGTTCGTTGTGCCACAGCAGAGGCCGACGATGTTATTGCTCGTTGGATTGCACTACATCCCCAAGACGAACACACTATTGTAAGTTCCGACACAGATTTTGTACAATTGGTTGCAGCCAACGTACAGCAGTACAATGGCATCACCGATGAATTGATCACACTTGAAGGAGTCTTTGATGCCAAGGGCAACCCTGTCATTGATAAAAAAACTAAACAGCCAAAAGCCTGTCCGGATCCAGCCTGGCTGCTATTTGAGAAGTGTATGCGTGGGGACACCTCCGACAATGTCTTTAGTGCTTACCCGGGAGTACGTGAAAAAGGCACAAAAAATAAAGTTGGTCTCCGTGAGGCCTACGCGGACCGCGGCAATAAAGGCTACTCGTGGAACAACATGATGCTACAACGCTGGACTGATCACAACGGTGTAGAGCATCGTGTTAAAGATGACTATGAGCGTAATCGTACATTGATTGATCTTACAGCACAGCCCGATGACGTTAAAGCTGTGGTAGATGCTTGTATTCGCGAACAAATATCACACAAGGACGTGGGTCAAGTGGGCATGCATTTTCTTAAATTTTGTGGGCGTTACGAGCTTAACAAGCTCAGTGAACAGGCTGACACCGTTAGCCGTTGGATGAATGAAACATATAAAGGAGTATTAAATGATTGTAGCCAAACCAGTGGTGGACAAACAGTTTTGGATCTTGCAACAGGATGATAAAAAAGTAGGCAACGTTGAAGCTTGCCAAGGCGGTGGTTTTCAACTGCGCCTAAATGATACTGTTCAACAGTATAAAAGTATTAAAATGGTAACTCAACTACACAACATTGTTTTTGAGCCACCAATTAAAATAAAAAAGAAACTGGTAGGCACCGATGTTCACGGCTACGATGCACAAGGTAAGATTTACAACCCCACCTGGGATATTAAACATCGACTACCATTGTACACCAAAACAAAAAAATCCAAGTCCTGGTTTGCCGCTGGCTGGTATCAGGTCATGAGAGGGCGTGTTTGGAAAACAGTACAAGATCCTAAACTGATTACTCTACAACGCTACAAATATCACGGACCATTCCACACACAAGACGAAGCCAACGATGCTAAAATGTCTAGTAACATTCGGTGATAGTTGGCCCTGTGGTAGCGAATTATTGTCCCCAAACAAAGATTCGTTTCCAGTATTGATTGCTGATATTCTGGGTATTAAATCTATAAATTTGTCTGTAGCAGGCACAAGTATAGATCAGGCCTTACACAGATTATTAAATTTGTCACTTGATAATCAACTTGATTGGCGTCACACTTTGGTGTTATTTTGTTTAACTGGTATTTCGAGATCCATGCACATAGATAATTTTCAAACCAAAGAAATACATCCACATGTTAATACACCTGCGGCAGTCGCATATTACAAATATATTCATAGTAAAGAACTAGATCAATTTAATTACATAAGAAATGTGTTGTCTGCACAACAATACTGTGGCCTTAAAGAAAGTCAGATTTTGTTTGTGAACAATTGGGACAAGATGCCCGAACACGGTGCAATTGATCGAAAATTATTTTATAACAAAACATTAACTGAAATATTAAATATCGAACAGAGATTAGATGATGATGGTGTAAATTTTGAAAATTTATCAAAACACGAATATGTTACCCCCAATCAATGTCATCCTAATGTATATGGACATCGTAAGATTGCCGAAGAACTTAGTAACTGGATAAAGGAAAAAACCAAATGACAAATCCGTTTAGGGATCAAGAAAAATTTATGCAGGCCTGTGGTCAAAGCACCATGGGAGAAAATGTAGAGCAATATAAACTCTACTACAATCTTATCAAAGAAGAAGTTGGTGAGCTTGAAAGTTCTACCACCATGGAAGACGATCTAGACGCACTGATTGATATTTTAGTTGTCACCATTGGTGCTATTCATTCAATGGGTGCTGATGCTGAAGGTGCCTGGAAAGAAGTCATGCGCAGTAACTTTGCCAAGATTGATCGAGAGACCGGCCGAGTCCGTAAGCGTGAAGATGGCAAGGTACTTAAACCACAAGGTTGGACACCACCCGATCTAAAACCTTTTGTCAAAAAACAATGATACACCTACAAAAATTCATCGATCGCGTTCAAGGCACAGAAGCTCGTGGATTAAAAGATCTTTCAATTCCCTTGTCAGATGCCAAGTCCATGCATGCCGAACTGACCAGATTGCTGTTAGAACTACAAAACTTTAGAGAATCCGCGGCTAAACCCGCCGAAGAAGAAGTTATACAGGTTTCAATCAACGGTGGAACTTTTTTATAAACTACGTAGTTTTTGGTAAATAAATATCTGTATGAGTAGACCAAAACCAGTAGTTCTCGTGGAACTCGTTAACAAGACAACTTACAAGAGTGAGCAGGTTCTTGGAAGCGAAGGCGTATGGGCGGTATTTTATGATAACAAGCCCATTAATCTTAAAACATCAAATTCCTTGGTCCAATATCCTGGACCCAAATATAAAAAAGTCAGCTTCAGCAATCCCGGGCATGCTATCAACTTGGCTAAAAAATTAAATACACAATTCAAATCAGACAAGTTTACCGTGGTCTTACTAACACAAGGCCAACAAATTTATCCCGGTGCGTGACAAGATTGAACTTACACGACAACTAGTAGAAAAGTTACCTGCTGGCACCTGGACAGTAGATCAAGCTAGAGTAGCCTGGTGGTGCAATTTTAGAAAATCTGGGGGCATGAGATTAACCCCGCTGGGTTACGATGCTTTTGTCAATGAGCTGGGCATTGACTGTTATGAATTTACCGTGCCCGATAACACAAAATTCACCCAACGAACCATTTTAGAACTTGACAGACGACTGCAAATGCCTTATTATATAAGGGTAGAAAAACGCCATACAATTAAACTGTTTTTCTTTGGCAGCCAAGAAGCTGTGTTGATTAATCTGTACGGCGATCTAGAAAAATTCTTAAAGAATTACAATTAACAGCCATTGATGCTGTTGGTGTAATGGACCCAGCGACTTTAGCATAGCGGTAGTGCCGAGAACTCATAATTCTTACGGGACTGGTTCGAATCCAGTAGGTCGCACCATTTTTTACATAAAGTAAAAAATTATCACTTGAATAATATTCAGGTAAGTAAAAACTGTAACTTACAGTTACTTTTAATATTAAAAAAGGAAATTTGCAAATGAAAAAACTACTTACATCAGTCGCACTGGCTGCCGCAACCGTGGCATCTTTTGCACAAAATGTAACAATCAGCGGCCAAATGGATGCTGGTATGTCGTCTCTACGTGCCCAAGACGGTACTGCTTCCAAGGACGAAATTCTTGGTAACGGCGCTTCGACATCTTTTATCGCTTTTGAAGCTACTGAAGATCTAGGTGGCGGTCTCAAAGCCGGTATGAAAGGTGTTAACTTGATCAGTGCTACATCGGGCCTAACCAGCAATGGTTCAACCGCCTACAGCACCAGCAACTTTTTCAATGACGAAATTTGGGTTGGATTGAGTGGCAGTTTTGGTGGCATTAAACTAGGCTCACCACATGCTGGCATGTACGAAACTAACGGTAAAGCAACACCCTACGGTACAGCCCTCGGCGGTGGTTATAGTTCCAGCGGTATTAACCGTTTACTGGGCTCAACAACCACACTAGGTGTTAACCAATTTGTTGGTGGTGTAGCAGCGAACGGCCGAGTAATTCGCAGTGAAAAATCTGTTCGTTACGACACTCCCGTCATTAGTGGATTCAGTGGCAGCTTGACAAAGGCCTTCCAGAATGATCAAAGCTCTACTGCTACCAGTAACAGCAACGATTTTACTGATGCTACCATTAACTACACCAATGGTCCGTTAAATGTGGCCTATTCAGCAGTCAGGGTCGCGGCTGGCGATGTCGCTGCACAAGGCAACAATGCTGCCAGTGCTCTAATTGCTGGTTCCAGTGTTGATTATCGTTATTTGGCCGCTAACTATAAGATTGCTAACAATCTAACAGTTTACTATGGTCAGACCACTGGTCAGACCGCTGGTTTGAGCAATAATCGAGATATTGGGTCTCAAAGTGTAGCAGTCAAATACGGAGTAACTCCCGCAGTTGACCTAATGGCCAGTATTGTAGCAGTTAAAGACAACTCTGCTTCTAGCGCCAAAGATCAAAGTCTAAAATCTGTAAGCGCACACTACAACTTTAGTAAGCGCACCAGTGCCTATGCAACTGTTCAAGACTATGATACAGACATGTCCAGCGACACAGCCGGACAAGTCACACAGTACATTGTTGGACTACGCCATAAATTCTAATTAATAGAATGCACGATCAAAAAGCCCACTTTAGAGTGGGCTTTTTTTATAAATATTGTTTAACTATGTTAACCAAATCTTCGGTTGTCATTACAACAGCGATTCTATTGTCCGGATGCAGTACCATTCAAAAATACTGGCCACGAGCACACGATCCTGTGATGCTGAGTCAACTGGTCGCCTTGGGACAAGACATAGATGCTGTTGATTGTAAAAAACCCTACTGGCACAGAGTATTGCGCGGCGCAGAGCATTTAGATCGTTATGTCGCACTCCGTCAAGATCCACAGCAAGAAAACATTCACGCACTTAACCTACACGTTCAAAAGATGAGCGAAAACGCCAATCCAACATTTTGCGAGTTAGGTAAGAAAACAGCCAAGCGTAGAATTGACACAGCCGGCGGGATTTGGGGGAGTCGATGATGCATGCAATAGAACACGAAATACAGGCCATCACAGAAGCATTTCAGCAGGGCAAACTTAGCCTAGACGAACGAAATTATCTACTAACAGAAATTAGAGACATTCGAGCAGCTGAAGAATGTGCCGACAACGAACAATTGTTTAGATACGTTGTACAAGCCTGCAACATTGCCATGGCAATAGCGTAAAAAGACTTGTTGACATAAAACATCCAGTAGACCAGGGTGCCAATAAATATTGTTGGAGGACATTGTATGGAACCCACTAAACCTGTAAAACTTGTTGATGCTGTCAAAGAAGCATTGGCCAAAAAACATCAAGCAGATCATCCCGACGCTCGAAAATCCAAAACCAAACAGTCTGGTACATCAAAAGGCGTGCCTGTGATCACTAGTCGACCCATGAAGAAAGCCTCGGGTCGCGGTGGGTAAGCCATGACATCGGTCTGGATTCCGCCACAACAACAATCCACTAGAGAATATGTTCGCTGGGCAACTATATCTTCTTTTGTCATTGCCATGCTCTACACTGGTTCCTTATTCTACGATGAGTATAAAACAGCACAAGCGGCAAAAGCTACTGCCATAGAAACCATTGCTAAAATACAAGATCACAATAAAAAAGTTGATGCTGACAACAGCCGACCTCCCGAAACAAAACAAGTTCGTATAACAAAACGACACAGAACACTGACTTTGGCCACTGGCAATAAAATTTGTACTGATCCCACGGAAGGTGCCAAAACAGGTTGTAAGATTGTTACAGATGCTGAGATGGACAAGTATATTGAATTAGAGAAGCAACAGGCTCAAGCAATGCGACCACCACCACCGCAGAGTTCAGATCCAAGTACACCAAAGCCCGCAATCGTTGCCGCGGGTGGTCCTAAGTTAGAGGAAAAAACAGTAACTGAAACAAAAACAGTCGCAGTAGAACAGCCCAAGGCCAGCAAGATAGAAATTGATGCCAAATTAATAAAAATGGTCATGGATGGTGAGGCCAGCTGGTCTGCTATTATTAAAATGATAGTTACAGTATTAACAACATTTTTTGGAGTACGGTTGATTAACTTTGTCTTTGGTCGATTGGAACAAACCAAAGCAACCACATGATATATTGACATCTTGGACAAATAAATATACAATACAAGTCATTGCTGTATGAAGCAAAGAGAAAAGTGTTCTGGACGCGGGGGGCAGTTCCCCGCCCGGTCCACCAATAGAGATGATTATGAATATTACACAAACATTAAAGTTAACTGGTTATTTGTTAGGTGCTTATATTGCCTATAAACTAGGTCTTGAAGTTTGGTGTTTGGTTTATGGACTACTCTATTGATGGGCCGGAAACAGGTTCGACAGGGCAACAAGTATTGAAGTGGACAGCACGGTAGCGACACCGTTAAAAGAAGAAACCAAACTAAACGCAAATGATGAGCGTTTCTTGATGGCAGCGTGAGCACCATCGGGGCAGGACTTGCCTGGCAACAGAAATAACCAGCCCACCGAGGTGGGCTTTTTTATTCTCTTACTATATAACATTTCCAACTATCCAATTAAATAATTTTGTGGACAGAGAGCCACATGTTAGCACAAAAAATAATAAGAATTAATTCTGTGCGAGGATAGAAAAATGAAGAAAAAAATTATTGCAGGCCTTCTGGCCACGGTATTGTCTACCGCGGCTATTTCACATACCAACAGCATTGGTTATGTAGGTGATGGCACAGGCGGCCTAAACTTTTGGTATGGTAACTGGCATCCCGGTACCACATTCAACGAAGCAGAAATCAAGATCACCAGGCCCGATGGTACTACCAATATCAATGCATTTAACTTGTTGTCACAAACCACACCAGCTGGGTTGATTTCAGGTGTAAACTATTTCACCAGTAGTGGCACAGGTCTTGTGCCTTATGGTAGCAACTCTCAAGTGTCGTCTACATGGCAAGGCATTAACTATACTGGACTTAGTGCAGGCACTTATACATTCACTTATATCCCCTTGGGTGATGCTGAATCAACACTGGGTTCTGGCTTGACTCCCACAGCCAACTGGATGCCCATGGATAGTGTGATTCGCAGTCTTTCGATCACACTCACAACAGGTGACCTCAACGGTGATGCCAACAACAACGGCGTACTTGATATATTAGAAGTGCCCAGTGGAGGCACCGGCGCAGCACCCAGCCCCACCGTGGTAAGTCAAGGTTCGAGTACTATTCTAGCTTATACCGCGGTGGCCAATAGTGCCACGCAAACAGTATACAGATCTCGCACAACCACTACCTGGGATAACATGAGTGATGGAACTACGCAAAACACTCAAAGCACCACAACAAACTTAGACGACTGGGTAGGTCGTGTGGACCAAATAGCCACTGCAAATCGTATGTTGAGCATGGTTAACCGTGGCTTAAACTTCAATGGCGTAAACATTGTTGGTAGCACCAACAAAATGAACAACGGTATGTCCGGCGGTGTTGGTGGTATAACTCTAGGTGGAATCAAAGATTTAGAGGATGGATGGCACATTGGAGCTGGTGTTGGACAACTCAGCACTGGTGTAAGAGACAACGGTAGTGCTGATGTTGATTCAACATTGTTGAATCTCAATGGCGGTGTCAAGACCGACGAGGGCACAGTTGGTTTGTCATTGACTCATGCCATGAATAACTACAAAAGCTCTAGAACCGTTGGAGATTTTGCCAACAGCGCCAATACCAAGGGCACAGATACCTGGGCCACTGCTACATTCACAGGCAACGGAGAAGACATACGCCCAATAGTGGGTGCCACACATGGTGTGCGTAGAGTCAACGGTTACACTGAGTCTGGAGATGTTCAAACTGCTAGAACCCTGGCCACATCGCATGAATATTATACCTATGCTACACTTGGCGCAGAAGCCACAGTGGCGCCTGGTGTAAACTTGCAGACCCTACACCACACAGATGGGGTGAATTCATTGGCCTTGCTGGCCAATGCAGAAATAGACAAAGATACCACCATCACAGGCAAATTACTACGCAATGTTTCCGATAATGGTAATTCAAACTCCATGGTAATAGGATTGGTTAAACGATTCTAAATTTACCAAATCAATCTAGTAAATATTTGGTTATCAAGGGGCTGTGGCCCCTTGTTTTTTGTCAACCAACTTCTGGGCTTGTGCGTTAAATTAGTATTAACACTGATTCAACGATCATGCTGCCAAAAAAACACAATTGCAACGACGAAAAGAAATCCAACAAGGATGCTCTAGACGGTAAAAATACTTTTTTATCTTCAGTATTCAAAATTAAAACCTATCTCGAATACGATAAAAAACGATCTAAGCCCTACATTAGACCAAATCGGCAAATAGTTTGAAATTTAAATTAGCCGCCCAACTAGGTGCATTTTGCTATAAAAATTGTGAAATTTGTCGGCGCTGAGATCATTCCTATTAAACCATTGGTTGTCAATCAACGAATATTGTGCCTTTATCGCAAAGCGCCAACTTTCTAGATGACGTTTTGTTTCAGGATTACTGTTGAAATACCAGTAGTGGTAATCAACCAAATCGTAGGTATTTTGGCACTTGGCAGCCGAAAATGTATTCATGTTCCAGGATGGGTAAATTAGTTTTTTTACTAACTCGCGCTCCTCAAGTAAAGCACCTTCGTTTAATTTAAATTCCGAACCACCTAATAGTTTTGGGTTTTTCTTTTTCTCGATCTTCCATGATTCAAATATTTGTCGAGCGGCAGGGTTTAAATTTAGATAATCTAAGACAATGTGAGCCTGCTGTCTAGTTATTTCGGGGAAATCAGGAGTCCAATAAAAATATTCAACGTTTCTCGGAGTGCCGTCTAACAAGTAGTCGCTTTTTCCATTGGCCGCAGATGCCCAAGCATTATTAAAATGTGTTGCTACCCATTTGTTGTCTATTATTTTTATTACCGCTGGATTATTACCGGTAATCGATGCAATGTTTTTATATTTCTTAGATCGGTCGCGCAATTCTCTGTCAAGCAGTCTTTGTTTTTCTATTGAACCATAGTTGTGTCTTTCAAGAAGTGTCCAGGTATCTTCAAAATCTTCGATATCGATTGTTTTAAATTGATCTAATACTTCAATGCGTGTAGTAGGATGATTTGCAGCCAACCACTTTAGTGTCGGTTCGGCGCTGAAATCCCATTCAGAAACTATATTAGTTGCAGATCTGTTTTTGTTATTTGGGGTATATTTGCCGGCTGTTTGTGATCGTGGCCAAACTATTTGTACTTCATCTAGATGAATGTTATTATCTACAAAGGTATGCAGTATGTTGGTACTGTCAGCACCGCCCGAAAACCACAAAATCAAATAGTCGTATTTGTCTCTAAGCTGTTGTGCCCGCATACGATATAATTCATTAATTGGTAAATTGAGTCTTTCTCTCCAATTAAAATTATTATATACTTCATCATTGAAGTGCCAACGGATAGGTAGTTTAGTTCTTGTTGCTTCCTGGTAGGCCGTTCCAACATGATTTGCAATTTTGTCGCCGATGATGTAATAACCATTTTTGGCAATGAAATCTAAAGGGGCGGTGGAATCTAGTATTTGATGCATTATGATCACTGATATTTAAGATGCTTCAGCAGTTGACAAAAATTTTATTTTTTGTTATACTGAGTTTGTTGGCGAGTGTGATGTAATTGGTAGCCATGAGAGACTTAAAATCTCTTCCCGATAGGGGTGCCGGTTCGAGTCCGGCCACTCGCACCAACAAATTAATTTATTTGACAATTAAAGGTTCTAACTTTTTTAACGCCGCTTCCCATGAAGGTGCATCATCAAATTCAAACCGTAGACTTATATTATAGCGTGTTGATGCAGTAGAATCAAAACTTACCGAATGTGGTATACTAGTTTTTACTAAAATTGGTCCAGTAACTTGAACTTTTTCGATTAATTTTGTTCCGTTGGGAAGACCTCGTTGACCCGGCGATTGATAATATGTTCCAGCCAGTAGTTCTTTTAAAGGTAAATCCTCTCTATCCTTGTCAGGAAAACCAGGCTCAACAGGAACATCATACCAATGAAAAACTGTGTGCCCAGGAGTAAGTTCCCAGTTAATTGCAAAGGGTATTGATACCCAATCATTTTTCTTTTTGTCTAAAAAGATATCATAATGAAGTTGTCGGTCCTTGATTGATAGTTTAGAAATATTTTTTTTGGCAAAGCAGGCAAAAAATTTGGGTCTTAGATCTAATTGTTGAAATATATCGAGGACGTTGGGAGATATAAAATCTTTAACATTGGTCAAACATTCGTAATTATGCTGAGCACCAGCACCAACTCTGGCCAGATTATCCTCAGAAGATTTTAAAAGATTTTGGATAGTTGCAAAATTATTAATCAAAGGATTTTTTGGCAAATTTAAAAATCTATAGTTGTTCATTATTAAATATTTACCAGTTCAATTTGATGTAATTGAAATTATAAACAACATGTGTTATTTGCCCAATTGTGTCAACGAACTTACCTGTTCAGGCGTTATATAACTATGTTAGGAGCAACTGCTATGAAACGTGTTCTATCCGCTTTAATCCTGAGCTTAACTGTATTGACTGCATCAGCAGGACCACACTATCATGGTCCACATAAATTTGGTCATTCACACGGTCATAATCCCGGATGGTGGATAGCACCCGCTGTAGTAGGTGGCATAGTTACCTATGCTCTCACAAGGCCGCCTGTGGTAGTTCAACCGCAGGTAGTTTATCCTAACACACTACCACCTGCACCAGTTGGGTTTCATTACGAGTCTATTGTTGATGCTAACTGCAACTGCTACAGATGGGTTTTAGTTTCAAATTAACCTCAAGGAGAACCACCATGAAACTTGTTACCACTTTAATTGCCACCATGTTTGCCGCCAGTGTATTTGCCGCTGACGCACCCAAAAAAGAGGAGAAAAAAGCCGCGGCCAAGCCTGCTGTTACTGCACCTGCCAGTACACCAGCCCCAGCCAAGGCTGACGTCAAAAGCGAAGCCAAAACTCCCGCCAAAACCGAAGCTGCTAAGAAGTAATCCTCTCAGATACTCGCTTGTACGGCTTCAAGATGTTGATCCCTATGATGCCCCCGACGACGAGTATCTTTGCGGTAGTCTACGTAAACCAAAAGTTCCTAAATTCCAACCAGACCTGGTGGACGATGACGAAGAACTTTCGGATGAAATAAAGTTCCGACTGTGGTTAGCTAGACAACTAGCCCTAATGAAAGCAGAAGGATACACCCTAAAAGCCTGAACTAAAAACTCAGGCTTTTGTTTTTGCACACAATAAATAATATTACTATGCTAGTCAGTGTTATTGCTTGGGGAATTTTTTGGGCTGTGACCTTTGCGCCCGAAATCCTCGCAAATTTTTAATACCCAAA